ATGCCACGGTCTTGAACGTCAGCGTGTAGGCTCCAGAGGTAGCGTTTTGCAGTGAGTACAGTTGCACCGTGGAGGGCAGCACCACGATCTGATTGGAGGTCAGGGTGCCCGTGTACTCTTGGATGATGTTGGCGCCTTGGGCCGAAGTCAGGGTCAGGGTGCCGCCTGTGACGTTCTGCACCAGTTGAGTGAACGCAAACGAGTTTGACCGGCCATAGGCATAGGTGTTGTACCCCGTCGAGCCGTTGGAGACGATAACCAAGGATTCCGTCAACTGAAGCTGCTGGGTGGCATTGCCGTCAATCGTGTCTGTGCCGCTGGGCGTCAGGGTCAGGATGCCGGTACCGTTGTTGCGGATGATCGTGAAGAAGTTGTTCCCAATGGTTGCAGCAGAGGGCAGGCCAATGGCGCCCACGCCGCCAGCCCACACCACAAACTGAGCGCGATTGGCCGCAGTCAGCGTGGTGTTGGAGTAGACGTTGCTGACGTTGTAGGCTTGATTAAGGGTCGTGCCGGTGGCCAGCAAGCCGTAGCCTGCCAGCGCCGCTGCATTGGCAGCCGAGGTTCCTGCGCCAAAGGTGACCGATGTCCACGTTCCGTTGGTGGTGGAGTTGTCGGTCAGCCAGATGTACTGCGCAACACCAGAAGCAACAGCAACAATGGTATTACCAGAATTATCAGTGACCGTGAATGTGTTAGTGCCAGTGTTGCGAACAAGTACAGACTGGCCAGTAGAGACTTGAGCAGCAGGAGGAAGCTCAAGAAGCAGGCCAGTAGTAGTAGCCGTACAGTCAATAATGCTGCTTGCGGGAGTACCAGTATTGCCATTGATAGGCCACTGAAGAACCGTGTTGGCGCTGATTGAGATTGATTCATAGCTGACGGTGGACGGGTAAATCGTCTGCCCCGTAAATGGACTGGTATAAGTGGTCATGATTAATTATCCACAGCAACGGCTGAACGGTCTGCGACACGCAGGGTATCCTCGGTCTTGAGTGCGGCCAAGGCCTCATCAAACATCCCTTTCCAGACCGCCAAGCGGGCATCGTCTTTCAGGAAGGGGGCTGTCTGCTTCAGGGTGCCAAAGAGCATGGCATTGGGGGCATTCTGGGTCAGCCAGTTGGTCTGGTTGTCCGAGGCAAGGGGTTGGAGGCGGGTGTACACCAAGGCCTCAAAGGCGTAGTTCTGATCCGGGGTCGGGGCCACGAACCAGTGGTCATAGTCGTAGTCGGCGTAATACAGGGGCGTGCCGGTCGCGGTAGCATCGGCTGCGTAGTTGTTCAGGTATTCCAGCTTGCGAACAAACATGGGCTGTTTGGCACCCGAGACGGCCAGCGTCATGGAGACCGTCTTGCGCCAGCGGGCAGGCTTGGCAATCACAGCGCTACCTGCATTCATCGTGGCGTCAACTACCTGCAACTGGCCCAAAGTCTTGATTTCTTGGGCGATCTCGAATTCAGCCATGGTGATGGCCGTAGGGATGAAATTGACGACGGCGGCATCTGTACGCTCAAGGTACTGCTGTACCAAGTTCACGAGATTGTCGTAGGTCAGAACGTAGGATGGCGTGGTCATCGGATACCCTATGAAAGAAAGAGAGCACGTTCGTCAATGCGGCGATTTTGCAGCCCTTTGAGGATTTTACCCCCAGCCATGCAATACTTCAAGAACTCATCCGCAGCGCCCGCTTTATCCCCGCGAAGCAACTTCTGGCGAAGCGTCGAACGCTGGAGGGTTCCAAGACCCACATTAAAAGCGAAACTGACAAGCCCATCAAACATGCCCTGTGTAAGAGGAACAGGACAGAATTGTTCGACCCCGCGATTAAATCGCGCCAAATCTCCTGCAAGTATTCCATCGACCTCCTCCATGGGGAAAACCCTATTATCCTCTGGGCGCAGCGCAAAACCGTCCCGTTCCTCCAGCTTCAACCGGCCTTGCTCGGGGTAGAGCACATGGCCCACCCCCACCGTCCAGAGCTTGGCAGGGCACCGATAGGGCCGCTGGCGCACGCCCTCGTGGTGCTTGATGACCTCAATGGCTTTGGGGGAGACGTTCATTTTTTCCTCTGCACGCAAACAACCCGATAGCCCAGATCGCGCCACCCAGTCGCCGCCCGCTGGCAGGCCGACTCGTAGTCAAACTTCTGGATAGCCATGGGTTGCATATTGGTTCCGACAAACACAATCAGTACCCAGATCATTTTCCAAAGGCCCGGCCCCCGAAATGAAATGCAATTATCGACGAGAACAGCGCAGCGGTATTGGAATCCCACAGGTTGTCGGCCAAGACCGGGAACTGCACGCCGTTGTTGTAGCCATAGACGAACAGGCCAATCTTCACGAAGCACAGCAGGACGAAGAAGCCCAAGGTGATGAAGGAGCGCACACCGGCTCGCAGATTCTTCATCCATGTGCTGGTGCCCTCGTTCAGGGACTCATCGTGCTCGTAGATGGCCTGCATCTCGGCCACTTGAGCGTTGACAAGGGTCTCGTTGGCCTTGGCGGTGGTCTGAAGCTCCAAGTCGGCGCTGTGAATTTGCTCAATGCGCTCCTGAGCCTCAAACCCAGCCTTGCGCATCTCCAGTTCCCGCTCGATCTGCATTCGGGCCAATTCAAGCTCGTGGCGCTTGTCCTGCCGGTCTTGGAAAAAGTCCAGCAGCTTGGGTAGGCCGCCCATCAGGAACGAGATCAGGGTCGAGAGGATAGTAAGCATCAGTGTTTCTCCAACAACATAGTGAGCCACCAGAGGATGAGCCCAAGTACCAAAATAACGATGGCCCCACCAAGGAGCCAGTTAATCAACTCGTCCATTTCCTTCTTGCGGGCGGCGGCGTGCTGCTCGGCAAGTAGTTCTTCTTTCTTGCGCTTTTGGATTAGGTCGTTGCGGGTGATGAGCAACTGCTGCCAAACATCCGCATGACCATTGAGCACCAGCCACTGGTTCAACTCCTTCTCGGCATCGTCCAGCCGCTTGGCCTGCATGACTATCTCAAAGGCCTGCGCCGTGTCCGATCCCGCAAATCCTGTCTTGGGCTTGGACGCCGCCCGCTGGACGACATCCTTGGCCTCGAAGAACTTCATCGCCTCGCCAGTGATGGCGTGGATGTCCTTACCCAGCTTGATGGCTGCCTGTACCCCCTTGACAGCCGCTTGGGCCGTGGCGAAGGCCGTTACGGGGTCTAACAAGGCCTATCCCCTATGCATCCAGTGCGTTAGGTAGCCAACGATGGTGGAAATCGCTGATACAACAGCCATGCCAACCCACAGGCCACCACGGCCTTGATTGGCAAGGGCCAGTAGCTCCTCCATGCCTGTCTCCAGCTTGTCCACCTTCTTGTCAAGGTCTTGGACTTTTTGCCAGAGCACGCCATATTTAACTGGATCGATCTCTCCGCTCATAATTTGCCCTCAATCGGATTGAGGTACCTCTTGCGGCATTACGTCTTTTGGGGGTTTGGCGGACTCTTGGATACCTTGGATTAAGGCATACACCTCTTGGTAGGGGCGTGTGCCAAGATACCCAAGAATTTGGTTAACCACTTCGATTGGTAATTGCAAAGTCATAACGTGCCTTTAAGCCAGTATTTTTGCCATAGACGCCTGCGTGATATCTCCAGCGTCAACAAGCATTTGCAACACCTCAGTGGTGTGCTCTATTTGGGGGCTGTACCCAAATTCAATTTTTGCGGTCTTAATAAAATCGCTTGAATCTGCGTCCCATTTCACACGCTCGGCCAATGACAGATTCTTGCGAATGTCACTTGCAAACCATGTTCGAGCAGGAGGCTCAGGATCGGGAGGGGGGGGAGCTTTAATTAATTGTCCATCGACCCAGCGATCCCCGTTTGCTGCATCGTCAGACACTAGAGTGCTGTACAAGACAGCGACATCTGGGTGGTAGATGTCAGCAGGCGTGTCGTGCGCAATGTCATGAATGTAGCCGTTTTCAACCCATGCGTATTTCATCTCAATACCCCTCAGTCCAATAAAGAATCACGCAGCCGTTGCCGCCAGTAGCAACCGAGCTTCCGCTTCCACCGCCGCCGCCGCCCAACCCTCCTTGTCCGCCAATCGATGAACCGCCCCCGCCGCCGCCGCCACCAAAACCTCCAGCGCCGCCGGAATAACCACCACCCCCGCCGCCGCCAATCCCGCCAGCGCCGCCGACTTGGCCAGAGGAAGCATATGATCCGCCGCCGCCTCCTCCGGGGGCTCCGTTACCACCGGCTAACGCTGCGGATGCCACCAGTTGAGCGCCGCCGCCACCACCACCTGCCAAACCTCTATACGGAATGTCTAAAAATCCGCCTCCACCAGCACCATTTCCCGCCAAGTTAACCGAGGTGTTGTAGTAGGCGCCATTACCCGGTTGGCCCGGAAAAGTCATTATCGCAAGCGTACTTGCTTGCACATTGCTTGCAGGTGTGGTGCCTCCCCCTATACCGCCATTGCCTCCCTGCTGGCTGCTAACCCCACTTTGGCCGGGGCCGAAGGAACCACCACCGCCTCCGCAACTTGTTGTTCCAGCGCCGCCTGCGTAAATACCACCACCACCGCCAGAGGCTCCAGCGTTGGAACTGCAAGTGCCGCCATTGCCACCCCAACCGCCGCCACCGGGGACGGAACTGGAAACGCTGTTACCAGAGCCACCAACCCCGCCGTTTCCGTAAAAAGAGCCCGATCCACCTCCCGCGCCAACGGAATT